GTGTGGACGGCTTCCTTGCCTGCACGTATGACAATATGTGGTACAATAAAAACAGACGAACCCCGAACCCTTGATTTTTCAGGGGTTCGGGGTTTTCTTGTTACTAATGTGTGCATAGTTCAGCGTTCAGCGGCCTAAAATGTTCACCGGTTTGAACCCTATGGAATCAGTTCCACGGTGGCCTTCAGTTCGTCCAAAGTCTTGTGATTATAGACCCGGTTTCCCGTGTCTTTGGACACATGACCCATGAGCAAATCAATACATTTCCGGTTGGCCCCGGCGCTATCCAATTTGGTTTCAAAGGTGTGGCGGCATTCGTGCGGGGTATGGTTCAGTTTCAGAGCCTTCATAATATCCGCCCAAAATATCCGGTATTGGGTTTGATTGCAAATCTTCCCGTTGTAGCTGATCAGCCGGGGGCCACCTTCGGCAAGCCGCCGTTCAATCAAGGGCCTGATCTTTGGATGGATGGGAACAATGCGGTTCTTACCGGCTTTCGTTTTGGTGCCGCCCTTCATCGTGCCTTCCTTCAAGTCTATATCTTCAGGTTTCAGGTTCAGAAATTCAGAGATACGCCACCCGGAATATAGCAAGATCAAAACCGTATCAACCCAAGGATCAGACTGATGTTCCCACACCGTTTTGATTTCATCGTTGGTGAACGGAAGGCGGCTGGTGGGCGGTATTGGATCAGAAGTCAGAAGTTCGGAGAAGCACCGGTTTATTATATCCATTTCAAGGGCGAACCGGTCAAGGTGGCCCCACAGGTTCTTGATGGCCGCTTGGGTGCTATACCCTTTCCCACAACCATCAATGGTTTCTTGCATTTGGTAGGATCGCAGTTGTTTATAAGGCTTGTTCACATACGCTGAACAATGCTTGAACGCTGAACAGAGGGAAGAACGGTTGGATTCCCCCAGCTTCGGGGCCTTCTTTTCTTTCCAGAGGTCAAAAAGCTGTTGAAGGGTGATCTTGGCCCGGTCAACATCCCAAGGATCACGGTTGTACTCAGCAAGCATGATGTTCCCGGCTTCACGGGTTTCAGCATAGCCGATAATGTCATAGATGGGGTGGCCTTTGTCATTCCAACCTATGGTTTTCTTCACAATGTATGGGCGGCGGCGTTGGCCTGATAGCTTTGCAACCGTTCCATACCCGTTTGGATTTCGCATTATATCACCTGAACTTTCAAAATTGGGTATGGCAAAGCTAAACCCCATGTGATATAATGTTCAAAGGCGTTTGAAACATTAACTTCAAAAGGGTTTGTTTCGCCTGACCGCTTCCGGTGTGCAAGACCGGGGGCGGTCATTTTTTTTGCATTTTGAATGGATGTTGAATGAACTAAAAGCCCGGTAAGGCAAGCGGTTTGGGATAATCCTTCAACATTCAAGATAGTGCAGATACTTCAAACATGAAAGAAAAAAAGAGTATATAAGAAGTATGAAAAATATAACCAGAAGGGATTTGATCTTGAATGTTGAAGGATTATTCGTTCATAGCGTTTTCAAGATAATCAGCGGCTTTCAGGGGTGGGTTGGAGATGGAAACGGTAGTGTTCATCCCGTTGATGGACAAATCAACATATAAAATTGGAACGCCACCAATTTCCTTCGTTTCCTGTTTGGCAGTTGCGGCACCAACGATGGCCCCGGCTGTTCCGAATAAGGCCCCGCCAACAACGGCCCTACCAATCCCGCCTTTTGTCTTAGTAATGGTTTTCTGTCCAACCTGTTCAATCTTGAAGGCATTGATTTCAGAGAACTTGAAAACAACAGGTTCCAGCTTTGTTTTTTTACTGTTGGACAGGTAAAACATTTTCTGTTCAGGATCAATGAACAAAAAGCCGCTTGCGAAATCTGAAATGACCATTCCGGGTTTGAAGTTACGGAAACGATTGTGGTTTTCTTCCCATGCCTTTTTCACCTGTTCCACAGAAGCCAAGGGGGAGCCGGTGGAAAGACGGTTGCAAGCCGGACAAATGGAACCACCGTTGATTTGAATTGCCGTAAAGGAAAGTTTTTCACCGCATATCGCACAGCGTTCTTTTTTCCCAAACATGAGGTTTCCCCCTTTCAACGAATATCACTTTGGAAGGCCACGGCCTTACCAAGAATGATGATATGATCCAACTGTTCCCCGGTATAAACTAAATCTTCATACTTGGAGTTTTCAGCCTTCAGGATCAGAAGGTTCTTTTCAGGGAAATAATTCACCCGCTTCAGGGTTGCTTCATCTTCGATGATAACAGCGGCAATTTCACCATTGTCCACCATTTCCTGTTTCTTGATGAAAACAATATCCCCATCATAGATTCTGGCCCCGATCATGGAATCACCCTTGGCCCGTAAACAGAAATCAGCAGAAATGTTGGCCCCGGCTTCTACATACAGTTCTTTTTCTTCGTTTGCCATGATGGGTTTACCGCAAGCAATGTCACCGAGTAGGGGGAAACGCTTTGTAGAAATTGGGATGATGTTATCAAACTTCATTTGTGGCTGTGAAGGTTCAACTACCACAGATTTATTGATACTTTTCAACCAATCATTCCGGTTCGGAATGTCTGATCTTCCCATGAGGTAATCCAAATCAACATTGAAATAGTCAGCAATGGTTTCCATAGATTCAAGGCCCGGTTCCCGTTCGCCCCGTTCATACATATTTACACTACTTTTAGAAAAACCAAGCTGATCCGCCAAGTTCTGTTGAGATAGGCGGCGTTCGGTTCGTAATTGCTTGAACCGATCAGAAAACTTCGGCATAAGTACACCCCTTTCAGAAGTCTTTCTATAATTTATTATACACATTATGTGCACAAAGTCAATCCGTCGATGTGCACAATTAGTAACACATTTCTTTGTGCACAATTTGTGTTCGGTTGTGCTTGACTTTGAGCACATATCGTGTATAATGATAATCAGACGAGCACAAAAGGTGCACGAACTGATTGGGAGGATTTGAAAATGAAGGTTCATGTTTTTGATACCTATGTCACCATTAAGGATCGTGAAGGACACCCTGATATGGATGATACCTTGCTTGAAAAACTGGATGAAATGCTTACTACCTATGGTGTGCCCCACGCTTTTACCCTTCCCCACGAAAAGACTATGGAAGATTGCCCGGAAGCTACTCTTGAAGTTGCCTATGATTCTTCTGATGATATAACCTTTAGTCTTGTGTATATACTGTTCAATAAAACTTATCGGGGTGTAACCGATAAAGCGGTTGCAGAATCAATGATTAAGGTTTCCGCAAAATACATGGATGCTGAATAAGCCGAAACGGGCCTGATGGCCCGTCCACCGGAACCGCCCCACCGGTGCTGATGATGGCAGGGCAACAGCGACAACATGAGCGCCCCCGGTTTATGGGTTCGGGTATTGGGTATCAATCCCCATGTAAAAGATATGACCGCCCGGAAATTGCTTGTTGGGGCTTTGGCTGTTCTAATTCTGAAGAAAGGATGTGCAAATATGAGTGTTGGCAAGAAACTTCGGGAACTGCGTGGAAGCAGAACCCAAGACGAAATTTCCAAGGAACTTGGGATCACCAAATCTTCTTATGCCATGTATGAGCGAGATGAACGGGTTCCCCGTGATGAAGTGAAGGTTCGCATTTCCAACTTCTTTGGTGTTTCGGTGCAGGAACTTTTTTTTAACTAAATCGAGCACATATAGTGTTCAGTAGGAGTAAGAACCATGAATGAAGTCAGTTTGAAACCGGTCATTGATGAACTTGAAACCTTGTTTTCAAAGTTCAACAAAGCCTTCTTTGAAGGGAAGCTGGAAAAGCCTGTGATCACCGTTTCCCCGGATCATACCCGTGGGGCCTATGGGTGGTGTACTGGTTGGAAGGCATGGCAAGACGGCACCAAGGAAGGCGGCTATTACGAAATCAACCTGTGTGCCGAATACCTGAACCGCCCTTTTGAAGAAACCTGTGGAACCTTGCTTCACGAAATGGTTCACCTTCAGAACCTTCAGGACAATGTTCAGGACACTTCCCGTTCTGGTTCCTACCACAACCGGAAGTTCAAAGAAACCGCTGAAGCCCACGGCCTGACCGTGGAGAAAGGCGAAAAGTACGGATGGCACAAAACCGCCCTGAACCCGCAAGCTGAAGCCTTCGTGAAATCCCTTGGCAAATCCGGGTTCTGTCTGGTTCGACCCCGTACCAATCCGCTGAAGGGTTCCCGGAAGGGGGGGATCAAGTTCCCGTAAGTATGTTTGCCCCTGTTGCGGAACCATCATCCGGGCCACCAAGGAAGTTCATGTTCTCTGTGGGGAATGTGAAGTGGCCTTTGAAGAACAGGAGTGATAACCAATGAAGTTGATTGACACCAAGGATTGGAAGGCCGTTCACTTCAAGGATCGAACCATTTTGAGAAGTGACCGCAATCTTTACCCGGAAGCTGATTGGTGGGCTTTGGTTTCCACCGTGGATGTGGAACCGATGAAGGAACCCGGTCATTTCAAGGTGGTAAGCCAATGATGATCACCCGCCAAGTTCGCTGTAAGAAGTGTGGGGAAATGTTTCCCCTGACCTATCCCGAAAAGCTGTCCGACATTGGCCGGGATGTTATTTCTTACTGTCCGCCGTGTTTACACACGGAAATCTTGAAAAATGAAAGGAGTACGCACAATGACCACCTTTGCAGAGCGTTTGAAGAACGCTATGGAACAGGCCAACATGAGCCAATCCGCCCTGTCTGAACAGGCCGGGGCTTCCAAGGCCGCTATCAGCCAATACCTTTCCGGGAAGAACACCCCCGGCCCTGACCGTATCAAGGCCCTTGCCGATGCAACCGGCGTTTCCTTTGATTACCTGATGGGTTATGGAGCCGCCCCGGTTGCGGAACCGCCCATCAAGAAGATCAGCGTGAAGGAAGCCGCCCGGTGCATGGGAAAATCTGATCAGTTCGTCAGAATCGGCCTTCAGCGTGGCCTTCTTCCCTTCGGGAACGCCGTTCCCGGAACCGGCGCTTGCTGGAATTACTACATCAACCCCACCAAGTTCCGTGATTATGTGGGCGCTGATCAGTTCAATTCCTTCTTCGGCCTTACGGCCTGAAAGGGGAACAACGATGGACAACACCCGTGATGAACTGTTGGATTTGATCAGGAACGCCACCAACATTGATATGATTTGCTTCTTCGCCATTATCTATGTGGTTGCGCCTGATTCCCCCCCCCTACACGCCTATCGCCACCCGTGGCGAACTGAAGAAGGCAATTAAGCAGTTGCGGCGCGCCCAGCACAACCCGGATTGCCCCGCTGAAATGTCTGAAGGCTTTGAAACGGCGATTCAGTATATCCGCCGTGAATGGCTTCACCGATGAAAGGATGGTTTATATGCTTCAAATCGGAATGATCGTTAAAATCTTGCCTGATGCGGAATACAGCGGCAAGTTCACCGGCTACATCGGCAAGGTGAAAAATTACTTTTCGCAGAACAAGAAGGTTGGCGTGGAACTTTTTCAGCAGACGAATGACGCAAGTTCCAAGGGCCTGTTTTGGTTCTCTGAATCCAAGGTGGTTGCGGCGGGTAGTCTGCCTGATGCCATGATGGAATATATCAAGGCCGATCTTAACGCCACCTTTGGCGTTGCAAATCACATCCGCCGTTCCCGTCAGACCGGCCTTCCGCAGATCAAGAAGGTCATTTATAGCGGCCCTAAGACAATCATTCTGTGGGCCGACAACACCAAAACCATTGTTTCCTGTGGGGAAGCGGATTCCTATGACTACTATTCCGGTTTCTGTGCCGCTGTGGTCAAGAAACTGTTCGGTTCCACCACCCACGCCAAAAAGGTTTTGGGTGATTCCATTCAGATCAATGATTAACCTGTTTCAGCACCAGCAACAGGCCCTTGATGAAACCGAGGGGAAGAACCGGGTGGCCTATTACCTTGATATGGGCCTTGGGAAAACCTTTGTTGGTTCCGAAAAAGCCCTGAAGTTGAACAGCCGTGTAAATCTTCTGGTGTGTCAATGTTCAAAGGTTCAAGACTGGATTGAACACATGACGGAAAATTACGCCATGAACCATTGTTGGATGATTTATGACATGACCAAGAAAAATGAATTTGATTGGTTCATGAAGGCCGCAATGGAAGTTGATAACCCGGATCGGATTTGTGGCGTGATCAACTACGAACTGACCTTCAGGCGGAATGTGCTGAAAACCCTGACCGGCTTCACGCTGATGTTGGATGAAAGTTCCCTGATCCAGAACGAGAACGCCAAACGGTCAAAGTTCATTCTTGGGCTGAAACCGGATAATGTGATCCTTCTGTCAGGCACCCCCACGGGCGGCAAGTATGAAAACCTGTGGAGCCAATGTCAACTGTTGGGGTGGAAGATTTCAAAAGAACTGTTCTGGAAGCAGTACATTCAAACGGAATGGGTTGAAACCGATGGATTTTGGCGGCAACAGATTACCGGCTATAAGAATGTTGACCGGCTGAAGATGAAGCTGGCCGAACATGGGGCCGTTTTCATGACTACCGAACAGGCCGGGATCAGCCTTCCAAAACGGAACTGGATTAAGGTCAAAACCCGCCCTTCACCCCTTTATTGGAAGTTCTGGAATGATCGTTATGTTGCGATTGACAGCGCCAACCTTGGTGAATTTGAACTGGATGCGGATTTCTACGGTTCCAATGCCCATTGTGAACGGGAATTGATCGGTGATACCAGTTTGACCCGCCGCCTTTACGCCCGTCAGCTTTGCGGCCTGTATAACCCGGCCCGTTATGAAGCCTTCCGGGATTTGGTGAACAGTACAGAAGATCGCTTGATTGTGTTCTATAACTTCACGGAAGAAATGGAACGCCTGAAGGGGATTGCCAAGGGCCTGAACCGGCCTGTGTCTGTTCTTTCCGGTGAAGAAAAGAACTTGGATGCTTACCGATACCAGCACAACAGCATTACCTTCATTCAGTATCAGGCCGGTGCAATGGGCGGCAACTTCCAGCTTGCCAACAAAATCATTTACTTCAGCCTTCCCCAAGGTTCGGAATTGTGGGAGCAATCCCAAAAGCGTATTCACCGCCTTGGGCAAGAACGGCCCTGTTTCTATTACCTGATGATCTGTCCGGGAACGGTTGAAGAAGATATTCTTTCCACTTTGGAAATGAGAAAGGACTATACCGATGAACTATTCAGAAAGTATGAGCAAGCGGCAACAGCGCCGCAAAGCCCTTAACCAGCGGTTCAGGCGGATGTTCCTTGTGGCCCTTCTGATGGGCCTTGCAATGGGGTTTGTATTTGGGCGCTGTTCTGCTGTCAACAGCAAGGCCCCGGATGCCCCCATTGAACCGGATCAGCTTACCGCCGTGACCCCGGATGTGATCTTGGAGCCGGTGGAAACTCCGCTGGTGGAAGAACCCGCCGAACCTGAACCGGTGCTGTTGGGCAGTTTCAGAATTACCGCCTATTGTTCCTGTGAAAAGTGTTGCGGTGAATGGGCCAAGAACCGGCCCAACGGCATTGTGTATGGTGCCGCTGGTGTGGAACTGAAAGCCGGTGTTTCCTGTGCTTCCCCGCTTCCCTTGGGAACCGTGGTGGAAGTGGAAGGCTTGGGTGAATACATCGTTCAGGATCGCCCCGCCCAATGGGTGATTGACAAATACGGTGAAAACCAGATCGACATTTATTTTGACAACCATGAAGCCGCTTCCGCCTTCGGCCTGAAGCAGTTGAATGTTTATCTGAAAGGAGAACCAGAAAAATGATCAAATGTGAAAACGCTTGCCCCCGTGGAAAGTTCGATGGGTGTTGCCACAAATGCCCGGATTTCCACACTTGTCCTGATTCCTGTCAGGAAAACCCGAACGCCTGTGGTTCGGCCACCTTCGATGAAGAAACGGCCCTTCAGGAGTTCAAGAACACCCAGCTTGCCACCTTGAACGCCATTGCTTCCCTGACCGCCCACAAGAAGGCCATTGAGGATCAGGAAAAGGAAATGAAGGCCAAGCTGTATGAAGCAATGGTGAAGTTCGGCGTGGATAAGTTTGAATCCGATGTTCTGAACCTTACCCTTGTGAAGCCCACCAATGCCACCAGCATTGATTCCGCCAAGCTGAAGAAGAAATACCCGGACATTGCTTCCGAGTGTTCCAAGACCACCGCCAAGGCCGGTTATGTGAAGATCACCCTGAAGGAAGGTGGGCAGTAATGACCGTTGAACAGATTGAACTTCGGAAGATTTTAACCCAAATGTTGGCGGATAACGGGATCAACCGTGAAACCATCAAAGGCTTTGTGGAAAAAATTGTTTCTGAAAAAGTTGATCGGGCGATTGACCGGATTATTCATGAAACCAACATGGATTCTCTTGTGAGAACAACGATTCAGAACACTATCAACCGCACCATTTCTGATGAAGTGAGCTGGAATGTTCGCCGGGTGCTTGGAAGGGTTTCAATTTCCATTGAAACCCACGGGAACTTCAGGGGTGAAGCCGATGGAAAAGCAGATTGATATTTGTGCCACCTGTGTTCACGATGAACCCGGTTATTGTTCCGTCATTGGCACCATTCCCCATTGCTGTTCCCGCCATTGGCATTGCGAACCGGGAAAAGCCGCAAAGGACTATGTTCCCAAACAGGAAGAAGGTGAAGCTGATGGCAAGGGATGAAGTATGGGATGCCCTGAAGAATCATGCCAAACAGGTTCATTCAGAACGGGTTGCAAAGAACCCCGACCGGATCGCCTATGCCATTCAGCAGTTTGAAGCCCACGGCATTGAATACCAACTGAAAAATGAGCAAACAGGCCACTTTCATTGTTGGCGAAAGTCTGATGATAAACTGTTCCAATTCTACGCTGGAACAGGTAAAATTCAGGGCTTCACCCAAGTCAGAGGTATTCACAGCCTGATTCAGATGTTGGAGGGGTGAGCCGATGGCCGGTGAAAAGAACTTTGAAAACTGTCTGAAGGAGTGGTTGGAAAGTGAAGGGATTTATCCCTTGGGTGAACCAGTTGACCGCATGAGCGCCCCGCCCTGTGGTTTTTATGAAAAGCGTTGGGGCGGAAGCCGGTATGTGAAAAGTGGCCTTCCTGATATGCGGATCACCGTGAAGGGCATTGCCCTTGAAGTGGAGCTGAAGGCCACCGATGGAACCCCATCTGTGCTTCAGAAGCGTAATTTGGCCCAAATCAACGGTTCACAGGGGTTCGGGTTCATCCTTTACCCGGAAGGCTTTGAAGCCTTCAAGACTATTGTGAAAGGGGTGAAACAATGCGAGTTTCCCACAGCCGGGTTGAAGTCTTTGATAGATGCCCATACAAATACCGCTTGCGATATGTGGAAGGGATAGATACGATCCCAAACACGGACGCAGACAACGCCCTGATCCTTGGCACCGCCCTTCACACCGGCATTGAAGAAGGGGTTGAACAAGCCCTTGACTTCTACAAGAACAGCTTCCCGGTTCTGACAGATGATCACATTCATGAAATGATGAAGCTGGAAGCCATGATTCCCAAGGCAAAGGCCATGTTGCCACCGGGCGGAACCTTTGAATTGCCTATTGGGAACGCTGATTTCATCGGCTTCATGGATTATCTGTGGCCCTGTGGTTGGGATTCCAGAACCAATGAAACCTTGTTTGATCTGTACGATTTCAAGTATTCCAACAACGCCAAGAACTACGCCGTTTCCGGTCAGCTTCACGAATACAAGTATTGGTATGAACTGACCCATCCCGGCCACCGGATCAGGAATATGTATTTCCTGATTGTTCCCAAGCCCAAGATCAGGCAGAAAAGCACCGAAACCCTTTCCCAATTCCGTGACCGCTTACAAGCGGCCTTGAAAGATGCTGAACCAACGCTGATGCCGGTTCAGTACAACCCCGTGAAGATTGTGGACTTCCTGACCGATGTGAAGCACATGGTTGAAGCCACAGACTTTCCCAAGAACCCAAACCATTTTTGTGGATGGTGTGAGTATGAAGAATATTGTCAGAAAGGATGGGATTATATGTTACTTCCCAAGAATGAACGCCGTGATCTGAACGCCACCAAGAAGAAGGTTGTGTGGCTTTACGGCGCACCCTTCAGCGGCAAAACCTTCTTTGCCAATCAGTTCCCCGATCCCCTGATGTTGAACACGGATGGCAACATCAAGTTTGTGGATGCCCCCTATATCGCCATTCGTGACACCGTTACGGTGGAAGGCCGTATCACCAAGCGCAAGTTGGCCTATGAAGTGTTCATGGATGCCGTGGCCGAACTGGAAAAGAAACAGAACGATTTCCGAACCATCGTGGTTGACCTTCTGGAAGATGTTTATGAATCGTGCCGGGTTTACATCTGTGACCGTCAGGGCTGGAAGCATGAATCTGATGATTCCTTCCGTGCGTGGGATATGGTCAGAAGCGAGTTCCTGAACACCCTGAAGCGGCTTGTGAATCTGGACTATGAAAACATCATCCTGATCAGCCATGAGGACAGAAGCCGTGACCTGACCCGCAAGGGCGGCGATAAGATCAGTTCCATCAAGCCGAACCTTCAGGATAAGGTGGCAAACAAGGTGGCCGGTATGGTTGATCTGGTGGCCCGTATCGTGGCGGACGATGATGAACGGGTGCTGTCTTTCAAGACTTCTGAAGTGATCTTCGGCGGTGGCCGTTTGACTGTCCGTGATAAGGAAATCCCGCTGACCTATGATGCTTTCTGTGAAGTCTACGAGGAAGCCAACCAGAAGGCCGCAGGAGCCGTGAAGCGTGGCGGCAATAGCCCGGCTACCCCCGCACCTGAAACCACCGACACGCCCACCACAGCGCCCAGCAGAAGGGGCAGAAAGGCCAAGACTGCAACCCCGCCCCCGGCTGATAACTATGATCCGGCTGAAGATGCGGCAAAGGCGGCTTGTGGTGATCCTGATGGAACTTGGACACCGGGCGGCGGTGAAAAGGATGATTCTGTTCCTGTTGCTGAACCGGCCACCGGTGACACCCCGCCTTGGAACGATCTTCCCAAATGCCCGGACGGTGAGCGCATTTTCAAACAGCATGACCAGAACCCGGAAATTCCCCTTTGCCCGTCCATTGACGCTGGCCACCGTTGCCACAAGGAAGGTGGCCCCGATGGTTGCCCCCTGTGGGATCGCCCCAAGGCCCCGGCAGAGGAAGCCGCACCCAAGATGGATGTGAACCCACCCCGCCGCACCCGGAAGAAGCGTGAAGAATAATGGCTGATGTGCTGATGATTGCCGGGAAGCCTGAAACCATCTTCAAGGCCCGTGATTTTGAATATCTGGTTGAAAAACACATGGGCTATGAAGCGGCCAAGTATTTCCGGGAATACGCTGAAAAGGCTGATGAAGAAGTCAGATCGGCCAAGGCCGGTGAGAACACAGACCTTGCTTCCTATGAAGCTGACCTTGAAAGCAATCACAGAGCCTTTCAGGACATTCAGACGGAAGCCGCAGTTATCACGGGTGTTCTTCAAGAAAAACGGATAAACCGTGAGAAGATCGCCCATGCAGTCAGGGAAATTGGAAAAATTCTTTCCAACCAAATATAAAAAACAACATTTTTGGAGGTAAAAAACTATGGCTATTGATTTTGACAAGATTGATCGTTCTGTTGATCTGAAGGGCCTTCAGGCTGATGTGGAGGATGCCAAGAAGAACGGCGGCGGTGATTTCCCCACCATTCCCGCTGGCAAGTATGAAGTGAAGCTGGAAAGCATGGAGATCAAAGGCACCAAGGCCGATCCCAACCGCCCCATGCTGGCCGTGTCCTTCAAAATCCTGTCCGGTGAGTTCAAGAACCAGCGCCTTTTCATGAACCGTGTCCTTTACGGCACCAAAAATGACAAGAACATGATCGCTTCCGCTATGGGCTTCCTTGAAAAGCTGGATTCCGGTGTTCCTGTCAGCTTCACCAGCTACAAGCAGTTTGCCCAGCTTGTTCTTGATGTGGCGGAAGCTATTGATGGAGCCTTGGAATATGCGGTGGACTATGATGATTCCCGCTTCAATTCCATCACTGTTGAGGAGGTTTTTGAGGTTGAAAACTGACCGCAGATTTTTTATAATCAAATCGAGCACAAATAGTGCTTGATGCGGTTTTGAACCTTAACTTTCAAGCACAACCTGTGGGGCTTCGGCCCCACAATGGCCCCAAGTGAAAGCCTTCCCGTGGCGGGGCTGATAAGGCGGCAACGCTGACCGATTTCACAAAAGCTGAAAGGATGTGAGTTGATGATCTTCTATGATTTTGAGGTTTTCCGGTATGACTGGTTGGTTGTCCTGATCGACCTGAACGCCCGGAAAGAAACCGTGATTATCAATGATCCCGACAAGCTGAAGCGTTTCTATGAGGAACACAAGGGCGTGATTTGGGCCGGTTACAATTCCCGGAACTATGATCAGTACATCCTAAAGGCCATTCTGTGTGGGTTTGATCCAAAGCATGTGAATGATTGGATCATTGCAGAGGACAAACCCGGTTACAGATATTCAAGCCTGTTCAGGGAATACCCGCTGATCAATTATGATGTGATGCCGAACCCGCCAATCAGCCTGAAGGCGCTGGAAGCGTTCATGGGCCATTCCATCAAAGAAACTTCTGTTCCCTTCGACATTGACCGGCCTTTGACTGAAGCAGAATTGGCCGAAACGGTCAAGTATTGCCGCCATGATGTGGAACAGACGGTGGAAGTGTGGTTAAGGCGGAAGGAAGATGAATTTGATGCCCAAATGTCACTTGTGAAGGCGTTCCATCTTCCTATTTCCGACATTGGCCGCACCAAGGCCCAGCTTTCCGCCAAAATCCTTGGAGCCGTTCAGCGGGAACACAATGATGAATTTGAAATTGAGTTCCCGTCCAGCTTGCGGATCGAAAAATACACGGAAGTTCTGAACTGGTACAAAAACCCCCTGAACCGTGACTATTCCAAAACCCTTGAACTGGATGTGGCCGGGGTTCCCCATGTGTTCGCTTGGGGTGGCCTTCATGGGGCAATTCCCAAATATCACGGGGAAGGCTGGTTCGTCAATGTGGATGTGGCTTCCTATTACCCATCTTTGATGCTGGTTTATAAGTGGCTTTCCCGCAATGTTCACGATCCTTCCAAGTATGCGGAAATCTACCACACCCGCCTGAAGCTGAAGGCAGAGAAGAACCCCATGCAACAGCCTTATAAAATCGTTCTGAACAGCACCTATGGCGCTATGAAAGATAAGCACAACGCCATGTATGACCCCCGGCAAGCCAACAATGTTTGTGTGGGCGGTCAGCTTCTTCTTCTGGATTTGATTGAACGGCTGGAAGATCATTGTGAAATCATCCAGAGCAACACGGATGGTATTTTGGTCAAACTTCGCCGGTATGAAGATTTTGAAATGCTGGACGATCTGTGTTGGGAGTGGGAGCAAAGAACCGGGATGCGCCTTGAATTTGATGAATTTCAAAAGGTGTATCAGAAGGATGTGAACAATTACATCATTGTTCCTTCCGGGCCGCTTCGTGACGAAAAAGGGAAACCCCGCTGGAAGTGCAAGGGTGCCTATGTCAAAAAGCTGTCTGATCTGGATTATGACCTTCCCATTGTCAACCGGGCCATTGTGAACTATTTCCTTCAGGGGATCAGCCCGGAAACAACCATCATGGAATGTTCCGATCTTCGAGATTTTCAGAAGGTTGTGAAGGTGTCCAGCAAGTACAAATATGCCCTTTATTCCCCGGTGATTACGGAAGCCAAGATCAGGGATGAAAAAGGCCGTTCCAAGAAAATTACCCGCTTCAGCGGCGGTGAGGTTCAGACGGATAAAACCTTCCGGGTGTTCGCTTCCAAAGATCAGAGCAAGGGCGGAATCTTCAAGGTTTCCGGGAAAATCGTCAAGGGCCGGGAAAAGAACCCTGAAAAGTTCGGCAACACCCCGGATCATTGTTTCTTCATCAATGATGATGTGACCAACCTTCCTATCCCGGATGAACTGGACAAGCAATATTACATTGATGTTGCTTGGGATCGCCTGAAAGATTTTGGGGTGGAACGATGAACAATAAAACCTTTCGGGGGGGGGGGAGCGTTGAAGCATGGAACTGTTTAGGGGCTATGTGCCTACCAGAAACAAACAATGCCTTGAAAAGTTCAAAGGCGTTGAAAAACTGAAAACCCGTTCAGAAGTCCAAGACCTTGATGAATACGCCGGTATTCTTGGGGAAGAAACCATCCTGATTGATGTGGACGATGCGGAAACATCTGAACTTTTGTTCAGAATTGTTCAGGATTTAGAACTGAAGTGCAGAGTGTACGCCACTACACGGGGAAAACACTTCTTGTTCAAGAACTGTGGTGTTAAAAAAAGCTGGACGAAATGCACCTTGGCCGTGGGTATTACCACGGATGGAAAGGTTGGAGCCAATAACAGCTATGAAATCTTGAAGTCCGGTGGCGTGGAACGGCCCATTCTGTACGACTTCCCTGAAGGGGAGATTCAGGAACTTCCCAAGTGGCTGACCCCAGTGAAAAGCAACTATGATTTCCCGAACCTTGGGGAAGGTGATGGGCGGAACCAAACCCTGTTCAACTACATTCTGACCCTTCAGAGTGACGATTTCACCAAGGAAGAAGCCCGTGAATGTATCAGGCTGATTAACCGTTATGTGCTGAAGAAACCCCTTTCCGATAAGGAACTTGATGTGATTCTTCGGGATGATGCTTTCAAGAAAACATCCTTCTTCCGGGATAAAACCTTCCTGTTTGATAAGTTCGCCACCTACCTGAAGAACAACAACCATATTGTGAAGATCAATAACCAGCTTCACATTTACCGGGATGGTATCTATGTTCCCGGCGCTATGGAAATTGAAGCCCAAATGATCAAGCACATTCCCAACCTGAAACGGGCGTGGCGTTCGGAAGTCCTGTCCTATCTGGAAATCATGATTGAGGAAAACACCAAGGCCACCAACCCGAATATCATTGCTTTCAGCAACGGCCTTTACAATATCCGTGATGATTCTTTCAGCGAGTTCACACCGGATATTGTGATCACCAATAAGATTCCGTGGCCTTACAACCCCGCCGCACATAATGAACTTCTGGATTATACCCTGAACCGGCTTGCCTGTAATGATCCTGAAGTTCGGGCTTTGCTGGAAGAAATGGTTGGTTATTGCCTTTATCGGCGCAACGAACTTGGCAAAGCCTTCATCCTGATTGGGGACAAGAGCAACGGCAAATCAACCTTCCTTCATGTGGTCAAGAATATGTTGGGGGATCGGAATATTGCTTCACTTGACCTGAAGGAACTTGGGGACAGGTTCAAAACCGCTGAACTTTTCGGAAAGCTGGCGAACATTGGTGATGATATTGGGGATGAATTCATTGCCAATGCTTCTGTATTCAAAAAGCTGGTGACCGGTGACAGGGTGAATGTGGAGCGCAAAGGCCAAGACCCCTTTGAATTCAACAACTATGCCAAATTCCTGTTCAGCGCCAACAACATTCCCCGCATGAAGGATAAGACCGGAGCCGTTCAGCGGCGTTTGGTGATTGTTCCCTTCGATGCCAAGTTCACCCCCAATGATGCAGACTTCCGCCCGTTCATCAAGGATGAACTGTGTGAACAGGGTTCTATGGAATATCTGGCCTTGCTTGGCCTTCAGGGGTTGAAGCGGGTTCTTGGGAACGCACAGTTCACCACATCCAGCAGAGTTCAGGGGCAGTTGGACGAATACGAGGAAAACAACAATCCCATTATTGGGTTCATCAAAGAAATTGGGCTGGATTGCATTGTGAATGAGCCTACCAAGACGGTTTACCGGAAGTATAAGGAATATTGCATTGCAAACAACTTCCAAGCCCTTTCCAACATCGAGTTTTCCAGACAGATCACCAAGCGCTGTGGGCTGGTGATTGTGGATAAGTGGATCAGCCGCCTTGGGAAATGCCGGGTGTTTGTAGAAGAAAGTGAGGAATAACCAATGGATACTAAAATTGAACTGTACCATGATAATTTTCAAAATTTCAAGAGGTACAATATTCCCAAAGCCCAACTTGTCATTGCTGATATTCCCTATAATATCGGGGTTGATGCTTACGCAAGTAATCCTATGTGGTATCAGGGCGGTGACAACAAGAACGGGGAAAGCAAGTTGGCAAAATCCAGCTTCTTTCATACGGATGGCACCTTCAAGATTGCGGAATATATGCACTTCTGCAACCGCCTTCTTCGGAAGGAACCAAAGGAGAAAGGACAGGCCCCGGCTATGATTGTGTTCTGTGCCTTTGAGCAGATGCAAACCGTCATTGACTACGGGAAGAAGTATGGGTTTGAAAAGTCTTACCCGCTGTTCTTTACAAAGAACTATTCCGCCCAAGTTCTAAAGGCCAACATGAAGATTGTTGGTGCCACAGAATTTGCGGTGGTGCTGTATCGGGATAAACTTCCCAAGTTCCGGAACATCGGCCCTGATGGGAACAAACACATGGTTTTCAACTGGTTCCCTTGGGAGAGGGACAACCGGAAGGAATATCCCAAAATCCATCCCACCCAAAAACCAGTCGGAGTTCTGAAACGGCTGATTGAGATTTTCACCGATCCGGGGGATGTGGTCATTGATCCTGTTGCTGGAAGTGGAACAACCCTTCGGGCCGCATACGAATTGGGGCGCAACGCTTACGGTTTTGAAGTTGATAAAAACTTCTACATAGCCGCTATGGAGAAAATGATCCCTGGAAAGAAGGACGGTGCTGAATGACCCACGAATATTCCAAGTTCAAGAACAAAAACATTCCCTATGCCAAGGTTGGGCGGCGAGTGTTCAATAGTCTGTTTGATGCAGAAACCTTTTGCATCGAACACGGCCTTGATGTCAATTCAGCTATTGAATATCGGGATGATCCTGAATTGAAAAATAACATTCAAACAATCGCCCAATACCAGAAAGCCATTCTTCAGGAATGTTTAGACCGGCTGAAGGGCCGGGCTGAAGCCTTGGTTCAAGAAATCAACCGGTGTAATGCTGATTTGGAAAAGTGCCACCCGCTGGATCGTGGTTTCTTGACGGATCGGCGGAATGAAGCCATTGCAAAGCATACGGGTACGATGGAAGCCCGTGAAATTGTGGCCGGATTGAAAAATAATTTAGAAAGGTTGACTGGTTGGCATGATTAAAGACAGCGGCGAACGCACCGAGTTTGGAACCGGCGCTGTTCGTGATATGCACAGCGGCAAAGGCCGCATGGATTTACTTCCGTGGGAAGCCTTGGTGGAGGTTTCCAAGCATTGTGAAGAAGGGGCCTTGAAGTATGGTGAACGGAACTGTGAAAAGGGTATTCCCATTCACAGCCTGATTGATTCAGCCTTCCGCCACCTTGCCAAATACATGATGGGGATGGACGATGAACCCCACCTTCGGGCGGCTTGCTGGAATTGCCTGTTCGCCCTTTACATGGAGATCAAGCACCCGGAACTTCAGGACATACCCACACGAATGAAAGAAGGCCAATGATGGAGTATAAACACAAGATAGGTTGGCTTGATCCAAGTGGAACTATGATTGAATGTGGTCATTCTGATCATATTGCAACAGCAAGAACTTTGGTCAATCTTTACCACTACCAAAACCCAGACCATTTACCGGAAGATGATGTGCTATTGAAACACGGATGGGTTCATGTTACCGTGTCACTTCTTGGAAATCGTGAATGGTGTATTTGGTGGGAAAATAGGTTGACTGATTATCAAAAAAATTATCTTCGCCCTTATTTTGAAGAAAGTGAAATTCAGCCTTCTTTCGGAAGCTTATGTAAATGGGAATCTGAAATGTGAAAGGATGCAGAACAATGAAAATTATCAAGCCTGATGTGCAGTTCATCACCCCGATTGATGGGGCCACTATTCTGAAGCGGCTGGAACAATGTGGCCGTGTCTGCTACAAGTCCGAGGACAAAATCACGGAAGGTTCCGCTGAAAAGTTCGTTGCCGGGATCATCAAGCGTGGGCATGAAGCGGTTTTGGAACATTGTTCCTTCACGGTGAAGTTTATTTGTGATCGTGGGGTTTCTCATGAGATCGTCCGCCACCGGATGGCTTCTTACTGTCAGGAATCCACCCGCTATTGCAACTACGGCAAGGGCAAGTTCGGTGAGGAAATCACGGTGATTGAACCTTGCTTCTGGCCTGAAGGTTCTGATTTGTATTGGGCATGGAAAAACGCTTGTCTGATCTCTGAACAATGCTATTTTTCTTTGTTGAAATCAGGAGCCACCCCGCAAGAAGCCCGTTCCGTTCTGCCCAACAGCCTGAAAACGGAAGTGGTCATGACGGCCAACATTCGTGAATGGCGGCATTTCCTGAAGTTGCGCTGTTCACCCGCCGCACACCCGCAGATGCGGGAAGTGGCCCTGATCCTGTTGGACAAGGTTCACGCCCTGATTCCGGTTTGCTTCGATGATATTTGGAGTGAATACCATGCCGATGTTTAAGAAGTCCGGTGGTAAAATCTTCGCCGTTCAGTTCAACAAAGCTGAAGAACGGGCCTTGGATCAGGAAATCAAGAAACAGATTGTGGAAAATGATCGGGCCTTTGACATGGACAAAGAATCATCCATCCTGTGGATGCTTCACACCCAATTTGGCTTTGGCCCAAAGCGCCTGAAGCTGGCGTGGAAGCTGTTCTATGCCGAAACCTTGAAGCTACGGGAACATTACCTGATGGAACAAGCCGATGATGGGTGGTTGGCCCGTAAAAAGCTGAAGGACATTGGGTGTGACATTGAAGAATGGTACAGAGAAGAAGGAGGGAAAACCGATGCCTAAACCTTGGGAAAATGCTGAAGGGTATCACGATCCGACAGCCTACCACGGCACAAAGAATATCATCCGTGACGAGGATGAACAGCAGAAGCGGGTGAACACCCTGATCTTCGTCCTGAAGTACATCACCCGTTTGGCGGGGTTTGAACTTCTGAACCGCATTGAAATCAAAGACCGTAAGACCGGGAGGGAATACCGATGAAAAAAGAAGTTTTGGTTCATGGGGCCATGAAATACCGCTGTGATAAATGCGGACGGTCATGGTGGATGTTCTTGGAAAAGGGCATTGAAGAATTTGGTAAGAATCACAAGCCTTCGCCATTTTGTATCATGTGCCGTTGTGGTGGAACGGCTATGGATGTTTCTGGAATTGTTAAAATCCCCGATGGTGGCTATAAACCCCTTCCCGCTGGTGAAGGATATTTCGCCAATAAAAAGGATTCTGATTGTGGGGTTCCGGTTCTTCCCGTCTTTCTTCAGTAGGGGTTGGAACAGCGGCCTTCAATATATGTGGAATGATGTTGAAGGCCCTGAAACCCTTGCAATACCTTGATTTTCTGTGAAATCCTTCAACATTCAACATTCAACAGATTACTTCAATTATTTAGAAGAAAAAATATATAGTATATGAAGAATGTAATAATAGTGAAGAAGGCGCTTCTGATCTTGAATGTTGAAGGATTTTCCGAAAGCCCTTGAAATACCGGCGTTTGATGCCCTTCAACATTTATTCCAGAAAGGATGTGTTACATAGTGAATGACAAAGACCTTTCCCAACAGGCTAAAGAATACTTTGCCCAAATCAGGAAAACGGATCGTTTGATCCATCGGCTTGATAGCACCATTGCAACCTTGCGTTCCAGCTTGACTTCTACCGGAAGCCAACTGAAACAGGACAAGGTTCAGACTTCAGGCCCCAAGAATACCCTTGAAGAAACCATCACCAAGATTATTGATCTTGAAGCCAAGATCAATGCCCGGATTGATGAACTTGTGAGCATGAAACAGGAAGCGTTCACCATGATCAACCGGATTCCTGATCTTGATCAGCAAAATATTCTGATCGGGCGCTATATTCAGTTGAAAAAATGGGAAGATATTTCTGAAGAACTGAATTATTCTATGCAATGGGTTTTTGAACTTCACGGAAAGGGTTTACTTGCTTTTGCCAAGGTAAACAGCGACTTTCTAAACAACCGAGAAAACCAGAGTGCCACCGGTTCCAAACAGAGTAAAGAATCGGTAGAATAGTAAATAAGAAATTGCGCCTACGGGAAACCGGGGCGCTTTTTCTATGCCTGATGAAAGGGGTGAATACCTGTGACACCAAGACAGCGGAAGTTCTGTGATGAATACCTGATCAGCGGCAATGCTACGGATGCGGCAATCAAGGCGGGGTATTCGCCCAAGACCGCAAAGCAGACGGGTTCTGAAAACCTTGCAAAACCTGACTTGAAAGCGTACATCGAAACCGAACTTGAAAAACTTCATTCGGCCAAGATCGCTGATGCTGAAGAAGTCATGAAATACCTGACTTCGGTGATGCGGGGTGAACATACAGAAGAAATCCCGATCCTGTGCGGTGACGGTTGCCAAGAGTTGACGCAGAAAGAGGTTGGAGCCAAGGAAAGGTTGAAGGCCGCTGAACT